TACAAAGATTCTGAACTAATGGAAGTGATGGAAAAGATGGAGGTGGCTACATGATCTACATTAAGCGAACCATCCACCTAGTATATTTTTTATATAGATGCGGGAAGGAGGTAATCCGTGGCTATTCTAACAGCAAAGCCTAAGCGTGGAGGCGGTGGCCACTGGTACACTGCTACCGGTGAAGCTCGTCACACGATGCCCAAGGCGGACGGGAGTGGCGATAGAAATACTACCCTGAGAGATGCTAAGAAGCACAGACTGATACCATCGGTCACTACCCTGCTCGGAATGTTTGCCAAGCCTGGGTTGGATCGTTGGAAGCAGGATCAACTCTTGCGGATAGCTTATGATAATCCCGCTCAAGACGGGGAATCTTTTGAACGATTTGCAGACAAATGCTTAGTCTTGCATGAGCAACCTGTGGAGGAGGCGGCTGACTTTGGGACAAGAATCCATGATGCAATCGAGAAATACTTCGAGGGATATCCTATTGATGATGATTTGCTCGAGTATGTAAATCCCGCGTTCCAGTGGAAGCAGGAGAATCAATTACGATTTATTGAGAGGGAAAAGATTCTCGTAAACATGGAACACGGATTTGCGGGTACTGTCGATATCGTAGGTCTCGGTGCGAATAATGAGAAGTTCATTGTCGATTGGAAAACCCGTAAGACTAAGCCAAAGGTCAAGGTAACAAGTTACGACTTTCAGATTCATCAGATAGCGGCCTATGCCTCAACCTACTGGGGCGAGGATCAGGTTGAGCAGATGCAGGTGCATGGAGCCAACTGCTATATCTCATCGACTGAACCTGGTCGCTATGAGGTGATTAAATACTCCCCTGAAGAACTGAGGGATGCATGGCAGGTATTTAAGGGAGTCTGCCGGATATGGAGATCCCTCAAGGGATACGACCCCAGGAAGACTTCGGACTGATGGGACCGGCTCGATATGGCAACGGACCGAGGCAGACGATTAGTTACGAGGGCTTATTTCCATCAACAGAGGAGATGCAAAAGGCATGGGCTTACTTTTGGTCGCAGAACCGACTCAGTATCGATGAGCACGGGCGGAAGTATCGGACGAACGAACCGAGGGTGATGCCAGCATCTAGGGAATTTGAATTTAAGAATAAGAGGAGGAGGAGATGACTTTAAGAGCAGTCCCGTTTTTGGGCCGCAAGGCGATAGGCAAACAAGGATACCTCCACGACACTCGGTGGGGCGGGATTGCTCTTTCTTTTTAACACTATGAACACAGACTATAAAATGGGAATCGGGCTACCCCGAGGTGAGAAGATAATCGTAAAGATTGGTGCGAGACAGGCGGACATATGGCTCGACCATGAGGAGTTTGCCTGGCGTGTAAAAATCGACAGGGATCTTCCCGAGACAACTTACCCTCGCCTCGAGAATGCGATCATCGCGGCACAGACACTTTTAAGGGAGGTTACATGAATTATAAAATTCTAAAGGGTGACTGTATTAAGTCTTTAAAAACCTTGGATGATGAATCTGTAAATTGCTGTGTCACATCTCCTCCATATTGGGGACTGCGAGACTATGGTGAATCTGACCAACTAGGACTTGAAGAAACTCCCGAAGAATATGTGACTAATATGGTTAAAGTTTTTTCAGAGGTTAAACGGGTACTTACCAAGGATGGTACGCTTTGGCTTAACCTCGGGGATAGTTATGCCGGAAACTGTTCTCGAACTTCTAGCGGTCGTGCTGGTATGGGTAAAGAGCGAGAAGGTATTTATTCAAGATTAGGTGATGGTTTGAAATCAAAAGACCTTGTCGGAATACCTTGGCGAGTCGCTTTCGCATTACAAGCGGATGGTTGGTATTTGAGGCAAGATATTATTTGGCACAAGCCAAACCCAATGCCCGAGTCCGTCACAGATCGATGCACAAAGTCCCACGAATACATATTCTTACTTAGTAAGTCCCCGAAGTATTACTACGACCATGAGGCGGTGAAGGAGAAGTGTTCTGAGGCAAATATTGAAGATTTCAAGAGGCGGAAAACTTTAAATAATAAAGGTAAGGGAAAAGGTACATACGATGAGGCAAGGCCGGATCTCTGTAGGGGGAGGGATGCGTATATGCCTGATGACTTTATGCGTAACAAGCGATCCGTTTGGACAGTAAATACTAGACCTTACCCCGAGGCTCACTTTGCTACCTACCCAAAGAAACTCATTCGTCCATGCATTAAAGCTGGATGCCCACAAGGTGGAGTTGTACTTGATCCATTTGGCGGAAGCGGAACAACGGCAGAAGTTGCGAACGAATTACAGCGAGATGCTATTCTGTGCGAATTAAACCCGAAATACTGTGAGTTAATCGAAAAAAGATTATCACTCACTCAATTTGATATGTTCCCATGCTCGTAGCATTCGATGTAGAAACCTTTTGGACCAAGCGATACTCGGTCGCCAAGATCGGACTCGACCGATATGTGAAGCATCCCGACTTCCGAGTCACCCTGGTATCCATCGTGGCAGAGGATGGATTTGAATGGGTAGGGGAGCCACAGAACTTGCCGGTCGAACGATTGAACGGACATACCTTAATTTCCCATAATGCGGAATTTGATTCGGTCTGTGCAAGAGCCGCAATCTTCAAAGGACAGATGCCCGAGTTTATGCCTGCCGATTGGATTTGTACCGCAGATATGGCATCGTATCACCAGCTACCCCGATCCCTTGCCGGGGCAGTCAAGGAACTCTTTAACGAGGAATTATCCAAGGATGCCCGTGAGCAGATGGCAGGGTTATCGGTTGAAGATATTCAGGCGAACTCTAATTTTATCAATTACGCTTTAGAAGATAGTCGAGCCTGTCTGCGTGTATATCAGGAACTGGATACCGGTTTCCCCGAAAAGGAGAGACTGCTATCATCCCTAACCCGCAGAATCGCAAACAGAGGTTTGGCGATTGATGGTCCGCTCTGTCAGCAGTTCATCGATAAGACAGAAAAGATTTTGGAACAAACTCCGAAACAAACAACCGAATGGCGTCAGGCTAACTTAGCTAATCAAACATTCTCCAAACTACTGATGGGTCAACGATCCGACCGGCGGGTTCCTACCCGATTAAAATACTGCGGTGCTCCTCATACTAAACGATGGAGCGGTGGAGGTGTCATTAACTTCCAGGCTATCCCTAACGATGGAATTGGTGACATCTCAGCTAGGCAGTGTCTCAAGGCTCCCGCCGGTCGGGTCTTAGTATCGGCAGACCTATCTCAGATAGAACCGCGCGTAATTGCGTACCTGGTGGGCGATGTCGATTTCCTCGGATTAGTCAGGGGAGGGATCGATATCTACGAGGCACATGGCCGGGCATCCAAACTCTATAAGGAGGATGAACCGATGGCCGAGCTTGCCCCTGAGATGAGAAAGCTGTGCAAGGCAAGACTGCTCGGCTTAGGGTACGGATGCGGTCCCAAGAAGTTTATCGAGGTAGCAAAAAGCTACGGCGTAAACATGACCGAATCACAGGCGAATGAACAGGTGCTTTTATACCGAGCACAGAATCCTGATGTCATGCTGGCATGGTCCAAAATGGAGGACCAATTTCGTGAGTGGATGAAGGAGACTCCTGAATGTATCACATTTGAAACACGATGCGGTGTACCCGTCCGATACTTCAATGCCCACGAAAAGGACGGGGATCTCTATGCCTCCCTTACCCGTGGATATGAACCGGTCAAACTCTATGGAGCAAGACTCTTTCAAAACATCGTACAGGCAACCGCCCGATCCATATTCGCCGATGCTCTTATCCGAATCGAGGCCGCCGGCTTGCCCGTCTGTCTCCATGTCCACGATTCAATCTGCCTCGAGGTAGGCGTGGACGAGGGACAGGCGGCACTTGACTTACTTTTACAACTACTAACCCAAGAATCTCCGAACTACCAGGGACTACCCCTGGCGGCAGAAGGAGAAATCAAAACCCACTACTGATGAAACTCCATCCAATCCATTACATCTTATTCGGTATAGCGGTACTTATGTTCGCTTACACTGTCTTATCCTTTGCACTGGCGATTCTATGAAAGATAAAAGTATAGAAACTGTAGGCAATGCACCTGTGTTTGATTCGATCCGTGCTTGGATTGGAGACGATCAAAAAGTTTATGTGAAAGTCGAAGGCATGGGAAATATTAGAACAGTATGCTTTAGCCTTGATGAGATGAGCGAAATCTCAGATGGCACATCAATCGATCCAATAGTTGCCAAGAAAATGGCACAGGCTCAGAAGGAGTTAAATGCTGTGGAGAAAAAACTCAGCCTGCATAAAATAGTGCTGGGTCGAGAACTTAAATCTTTGGAGTCTAAAAAGGAAAGAGTAGAAAGATACTGCGAGAAGAAAAGGGAAGAGGCCAAGGACTTGATCGCTAAGAGTATCAATGTCCACTCCCAAAAGTTTATCAAGTCATGCTCTGATTTTTCTAAATCATTAATCGATTTTTTGGAGACAAGAGTATGACCTACCCAGCACCTAAAATAATTGGCCTTTGCGGTCCCAAGGGAGTAGGTAAAAGCACCTACGCCAAATCATTCGAGGGAGCCGCCATCCTGTCATTCGCCACCCCGATCAAAGAGATGCTCAAGGTCATCCTACCGCATCCCGCTTGGCTCGACAAAAAGGAGGAACCGATACCAGGCTTCCCCGACGGAATGACTGTCAGGCGGATGCTCCAGTCACTCGGGACAGAGTGGGGCAGGGAAACGATTTATCCTAATATATGGGTGGATGCCGCCATGCGAAAGGCCGAGGATCACCTGGGTAAGCGTCTGATCATATTTGATGACATTCGATTCCCGAACGAGGCTTGGGCGATCAAGCGATTAGGCCACAGGCATGAAATCATTACACAGATCGTTCATATTTCAAGGAAGGGCCATGAGCCTGATCCTGATGACCTTCATGTGTCCGAGGCGGGACTACCAAAGTATTTTATCGATAAATGGGTGACAGTGGATGACGAAGGAGAGGCGACAGAATAACTCCATCCGAAAGATGGCAACCGATGCGAGGCTAAGACAGATGCTTCGCTCGGTCCCATCCGACCATGCCGGATTTACTCAGGATGAAATCGCCAGGAAAGCAGGAGTCGCTAAGCAGACGATTTCCAAGATTGAACGAGGGGCGATGCTAAAGATTACCGAGCAGATCGCCAAATACCTGACCGACTGATGGCCACTCTCAAAGGAGATCTTCGCAGATGCCTCGAGAATCTGCCAACAGGTACGCTGTCTCACCATGATATCATACTGCGACTCGCCCTGGTGGTGACCAGGCATATCGATGATGCGAGTGAGGCGGAAAGAGCAGTCGAGCGAGTCCTACGAAATGTATCCCATCGACCCAACCAACCTTCCGAGGTCAGGAACGCTGTTAAAGGTGCTTACGACCGCCATCAGAATCCTCACATACCCTCCAATCCCATAAAGGTCACTCAGCCCGATCCTTCCCTCAAGGAACAGAATCTAGGCGAAGCAGGACTATTCGAGAAGTACACCATCAAGTCAGACCTCATTCCTATGAATGCATCTGAAGCGGTGGGCAAACTCTTCGATCTTGACGAATCAATCTTTGTTCAGCGACAGGTGGCCGAGAAGGGTAGGCTATTACCCGTATCCGAATGGATCGCTCAACCCGATCTATCCCTATACCAGTTCATCACCTATAACACTTTCCCCGCCCAAGCGACCAACCGGTCAGAGGCACAGGTACTTGGGCGGAAATACCTACTCCACGAAACTGATGATCCATCCCTCTCCTTCGAGCAACAGCTTGGCCTAATCAAACGCCTCGAAAACGAGGCCGAACTTAAGATGATCGTAAACTCAGGAGGGAAATCCCTCCACGCCTGGTTCAAGTGGACTCCAGGTAACAAGAAGGCGTTTCTCGAGCTTTCCCAAAAACTCGGAGGAGATCCACGATTTAAACTAATGAACCAACTTTGCCGGCTACCCTGGGGAACCCGCCGCAAAGAGGCCAGCCTCCCAGCCGCCCAACCGATCATCTATTGGAAGGATTAGATGATCCACCCGTTCTTCCTCAAAAAAATCATCGCACGACGGTTTATTAATTTAGGCGTTCCCGTGAAGGAAGCCTGCCACTTTGCCGATCAGATGGATGAGGAGAAATCAGTCCTCATCGTCCGCGATCCCGATACCTTTAAACCCGACATTATCATATTAATTAAAACCAAACATAAATAACAACATGGCCAGAAGAGAAGATTACCTAACACCCGAAGTGCTCGCCGATGTGGATGAGGTGGACCGATACCTCGCATCCAAGGGCAAGATCGATTACCCAACCCACTCCGAACAGGATTCACCGCCCACTGCTTACTCCATAGCAATCGATGATCCGCTCCCTCCACCAAAGTTTCTGTCACTTGAGCAGATGATGACCCATAACACCGATCCCATGCCCAAGCAGGTCATCGAAGGTGTCCTCCATAAAGGATCAAAAATGATCATCTCAGGCTCATCCAAGGCAGGTAAAACACTCTCCCTCCTGCACCTCGGCCTAGCCGCCGCCAACGGGTCCACCTGGTTAGGCCACCGCACAGCCACCTCCAAAGTAATCTACCTCGACTTTGAACTTAAAAAACGCATTGCCGCCCGCCGGATAGCCGAAATGGTCAATGCGAATGACCACTACGACCCCAAGAACAAAAACTTTATGTACTGCTCACTCCGAGGCCAATCCCGTACCCTGGAAGACCTCGTTCACCACATAGAAGACCTCGAGGACCACCGCCCCGACCTCGTAATTGTCGATCCCTTCTATAAGCTCGCCACTGGTGCAGACGAAAATGATGCCGGTGCTATCGGGGAAATAGTCAACCGAATGGAGAAGTTCTCCGAGCGACTAGACTGCTCATTCGTCTACGCCCACCACTTCTCAAAAGGAAACAAGTCTGACACGGACCACATTGACAGGGCAAGCGGGTCAGGCGTGTTTGCCCGAGATCCCGATGCCATCCTTACCCTTACCCCTCACGAAGAGGAGGATCACCTGGTACTCGAAGCCACCCTCCGAGACTTT